CGGCGGGCGGGTGGCAGTGGCTGTGGGCGGCGGCGTGGCTGGGGTTCGGAGCCCTGATCGCGTTGTGGCGCGTCCTGTGGCCCAGGGCAGACCTGGCAGATTCGGCCTGGTTTCCGGAGCAGTCGCGTGTGTTCCACATGGAGGTGCGCCCCACTTCGGTGGTTGGCATCAAAGCGCACCACCACGCGACCCGGGAGGTTTACTTACGCGACCACTCCAAGTCCTCCGGACAGTGTTCCAGCTTCGCCGTGAAGGCGAGCGTCCCTGTGCCTGTCCCCTTTGCCAACGCGGCCCGCTGTCGTCCCGCTACGCTGGGCGTCGAACGGGCCGTCCGCCACCCCATGTTGTCCAACGGCGGCCCGGTGTTTCCATGCATGCTTCCCAGCGTGCCTTCGACCGGGCCTGCCAGCCTAGCTGGCGCGGCGTCGCGTTTGGGCGCGACGTTCTACGACGAGAAACAGGCCGACGTCGTGGACGATAACTTGAAAGAGTATCGCAAATTTTGGCGCACCAACCTGGCGGCCCTCCAAGGCGCTGAGGTGGTGATCTGGGGCGCTGGTCGGACAGCCGAGCAGCTCCAGACGTGGTTCACGCGGAACCGCAACTGCCGGGCCTGGGACGTCGACCAGAGCCGGTTCGACTCCCACCAGCGGCACGAGATGAAGGCCACCGTGATTGACGCCGCTGAGGAGATGGTTGGAGCGACCAACAACTCGGCGGCGTGTCGGCCCGAAATCGCCGTGCAAGCGCTCCGCGACCTGAACACCGAACGCGTGGCGCACTTCGGCTACCGTGGGCCCGGCAAGCGGCGCGACGAGGCTTTTCGCATCAGACTCAACCACGCGGCCATCACTGGCGCGAACGAGACGAGCGACTCAGCCACCCTCACGGAGGCCCTCGCAGTGGTGTATTGCCTCGCCCCGGAGTACCGTGACTTCCGCGAGATGGCCGCGGCTTTCCAGGTGCTTTGCTGTGGAGACGACACGGTCATCGCCTGGTTGTCCGCCGCGCGCATCACGCTCGAGGAGTTCCAGCGCCGCATGGCGAACCTCGGGCTGAAGGCAAAGGTCCACGACCGAGAGCGCCTGGAGCTGGCGCCGTTCTGCAGCTCCCTCGCTTGGCCCACCGTGATCACTGAGGGCGGCCTGGTGCAGCAGTCGTGGATGCTAGGCCCCCTCCCCTTTCGCCAGCTCTCTAAACTGGGCTGGCACGCCAACCCGCCCCTCGAGTTCACCCGGGCGGAGTTGCTGCGCGGCAAGTGTCTCAGCTTGCGCAACCGGTGCGGCCATGTGCCCCTCCTCTCCACGGCGGTCGCCCGTGGGTTGGAGCTCACAAAGACCGTGAAAGACGAGCGGATGGAGCGGTACAAGCAGCTCCACTCCCGCGACCAGTACTCGCTGCAAGCGGCCGGGCCTTACCCGCTCACTGACGCAGGCATCAAGCTGTTCTTGGAACGATACGGCATGAACCGCGCGACTTATGAGCGCTTGGACCACACGCTTGCCACCTGGCAGATTGACGAGTACTTCAACGGGGCGGAATGGTCCGTGGGGATGCACGTCGACTGTGACACCAGCGGTGTCCAGGGCAAGTTTCAAGACGACGACGTGCTGGGGCGCAGCCCGTTCTACCCCGTGTCCGATCTGCCCGACCCCGACCCCCTCCCCGTGCCCACCCCGCAACCAGGTGGCCGGGTGCTTGGGGGCTGGACCCAAGCGGCCGTCTTGTACGCGCCGCGCCTGGGCGGCCCAACCGCCTGGGACTTCGCGCGCTGGTACGAGAACTACACCGGCCGCGGGCGCGTCGGACCCGACGCGGAGGACCCCTTGCGTCGCGGCAGGGCCATCAAGATCCTCGAAGCACACGACGAGATCGTGGCGGGAAACCTGACCAAACTCCGCACCGCCTCGCGCCTAACCGAGGTCTTCGTCAAAGTCGAGCTACTTTGCAAGACCGAGGAGGGCATTGAGGAGCACTTCGCCCCACGGGCGATTGAGTGCGTGAAGGAACCCGTCATTGCCGCGACCGGCCCGTTCGTGAAGACCTTCCACGACGCGTGCCTGGAGGCGTTCCCCGTTCCGGGCGCCCACGCTGAGGTGTACGACCTCCCCCCACCCGCGCGGGTGGTGCCGCCCCGCCGCTTGACCTGCCGCCCTCGTGCGGCCCACTGCCTCCTGTTCGTCATCGGCGTGGGCGTGTTGGCAGCGGCTTTGGCGGCCCACGGAGCTCGCGCGGACGAAGTGCCTTACCAGGGGCACGTGGGAACCTGGCACCCACAAACAGTAGTGGGCATCACCGAGACGACTGATCCGATCTTCCTCGACTTCACAGGCATGGGCAAGGCTGAAGCCAAGCGCAAGAAGGGGAAGAAGATGGTGATGGTGAAGGCCGGGGCTATCAAGAAGCTCGGCCACAAGTTGGCCCCGAAACCCCGGGGCCGCCGCGGTGGTGGAGCAACCGCCGCGGCTACGGGTGCACCGACCGTTGGTGGCGTGCTGACCGCTGGACCCGCAGCGGCGTACGCGGCCATCGGCCAGATGACCGAGCAGGTGACCAAGCAAGCCGTCGTGGCCTACCTCGACGCCGCAACGCTCGTGGAGTCTCGCGCCATTAGCGCGAACTTGCCGCCCGCTCCGGTGGGTGACAACCAGGCGTCCTATCGCTGGTCCACGGCAACCTACTTCGACATCCCCGGTGTCACGGACAGCGTCACATCCGCTGTCTACTCCGGGTGCTACGCCGACCCAGTCGGCAACGCGCAGGTCAAGTACTACACCGGCTTCGCCAGTGGAGTGCCGACCACCACCACCTCCGTCAACGTCGAGGGGTACAGCCTGTGGGCCGCCGCCTTTTACCGGGTGCGGCTCGTGGGCATGTCCCTCCGCATCATCTCAAGTGGCGCGGAACTCTACGTCGGCGGGTTGTCCACGGTGAGCTGCGTTGACAGTGGCACCCCCGGCATGTCGCGGGCGGCGCTCGAAGGCGAGCACGTCTCCACGACCTACGCCAACTCGCCCGGTCAGATTATGACCTACCCTTGGCTGGGGCGGGAGCCCACCGTCGACTACCAGTGGGTAGCGACCAACGCCACTGCCACCACCGGAGGGACGAGCATCCTGTGGCACTGCGCCCCTGCGGCAGCAGGCAGTGGCAACTTCCATGGCGTCGTGTACGCCATCTGGGAAGGCATCCCGCTCATCGACACGGACACTGTGTACAACGCGGTGCTCAACCCCGTCGACCGGCCCATGTTCAACCGTCTCCTGATGGCAGAGCTGGCCGTGCGTCCGGTGGATGAGCGCCGCATCCTGTCGTTTGGCGCGGGGGCCCAGCGGGACGGCGTGCGCACTACCGGTGAACTTAACCGGATGGGCGCCGCTTTCCGCGCCATCGGGCGCGGAGTGGGGAAGGCCTACCGGGCCGTCCGCGGCAGTCAGGGGAACACGCTCATGCAGCGCCTTGGCTCGCTTGCGTTCAACCTGGTGGGGGCGTGGATCTCCGAGTCGGAGTGGGAGGCCCGCGTCGTCAGCATGCTCCGCCCGAACGAGTTCGAGCACCTCCGAGGCTTCATCGCCGCCAACCCGACCCTGTCCCAAGACGAGATCGAGAAGGCGTTGTACGCCGACAAGGAGAGTCCCAAGCGCCCTTCCCAAGCCGCGCTGACCCAGCGCGCGTTCGAGCACGTCCTCCAGCTCGCCCGCAAACACGGGGCTTTCCCCCCCCCGGCCTACGACGAGGTCAAAGAGGGAGCAGTCGAGGGAGAGTGGGACGGCCGTGGCCCTGAGCCGCTCTGGTACACCCAGCAGCGTTTCCGTGGCCTCATCGACCGCCTCAACGACCCTTCGCTGACCGAAGCCGAGCACGGCCGTGTTCGCCGCCAACTCGCCCTGTACCTGGGCGACGGCGACACACCGCAGGAGGGGCCTTACGCAGACATGGAGCGTTTGGCCCAGCAAGCACTCGAGCGGGACTACCAGGCGAACAGGTCGGCACACCCGGCCTACGCCCCGCGTCCCCTCCGCAACCTCCCGCAACACGCGCACGCAGGCGCCGGCACTGAGGTGCCCGGCGTCGGCATCGTGCGCGTGAACCCCGGCCCACTCCGCGACGATGAGGACCACGTCATCGTCTCCCCGCTTCCCAGCCGCCGCGCCCAGAGCGCGAACCCCCGGACCTAAGGGGGTGTAGCCGCCCGTATGCCACCAGATGTTTCTGGTGAGTGAGAGACCCGGTCACTTTCGACTCTCCCGGTGCTAGAAGACACCCCAGCGCGGACGCGCGCTGCGGGAGGACCAGCAGTCCTACAAGGCTGACGAGCCCACGCGGGGCGCAGCAGAAGAGCGAAACTTGGGCAACGATCCTGAGCGCGAATGCTGCCGCCCGCGGCCGTTGACAGACGGTAGACCCGAAAACCATAGGCGGTGAATCAACACTGCCGGGTGCTGTCCAC